TGCAGTAGCACCACTATAAGGATCTACGGTCAACTCCATACCACCCCAAGAAGCTAAAGCCATTTTAGAGAAATCTCCAAAAATAGCAGCGCTCAAAGTGGATGAAGAACCTTTAGAAAGGTTGCTAGGAACCAAGGTCGAAGTAGCTACGGGGTAACCGTTCAACTCAGCACCGCCAGCAGGCCAAATAAAATTACCTTCAACGCCAGAAGATTGGCGTGGAGTAGTTTGCAATTTAGCTTTAACTAATGGATTAGTTAAGTAAGCAACACCTTCGCCGTTTGCGTTTTCAACGGCTTTCATCAAGTTAACAACGTCAGCCCAAACTGGAGCAGCCCCGTTGGCGTTAGTTGCGTTTGAAGTTGCGCCACCTGCATAAACTACGTTTACGCTAGAGTTTGCAATAATACCAGTCGGTTCGTTAGAACCACCGCCTTTAATAGCAGCAGCTTCCATACTTTGCGCCATAGCTTGCAATAACCAGTTTCTAACGTAAGCATCAATGCTGTTTGATGACTGCAACATTAACTGATTAGAAACCTGAATGTAAGCAGCCAATCTCTTAGGGCTGAAAGTTACCTTGCTGAACGCTGGGCTTTTCTCGGTAGCACTTCCGTTCTCAGTGTTCCAACCTGCGCTAGGCAAAGTTGAAGCTGTTGGAAGGTCTAAGTTACCAACCAAGTTAGACAACTGCTGTACCCCTAAACCGCGCAACACGGTGCGAGGCAACAACACGTCGATGATTGAACCAACGGAAGTTTGGATATTATATCCACCCTCAACACCTGCAGGGCTTCCACCGGTAGCAGTCATGTCACGTTTGAAAACTTCAGACGGGATTTTGATTGAATGAGCAGAAACAGAAACACCGCTGCGCTGATACTCTTCAGCGGCGATTGCGTTAAACTCACCCTCTACGCCATCACGACGGCCAGAGATAGCCATTTCCATAGCGCGTTTGAAAGAGTACTGATCCTTCATTTTGGACTTCTCTTTCTCTTCGCTGCGGCTTACGCTGTTGCCAGCTGCCTGAGCTGCTAAGTTTTGTAGCTTCTCAAGCTTTTCAACTTCACCAGCAATAGCAGACAAACGAGCTTCAATCTCGCTTAATCTGTTAGTTTCCAATTCGCTCATGCTACGAGCTTCGCGCTCAATAACAGTTTGCAAGCCAGCCAACTCGTCTAACAAGTGGCCGCGCTCTTCTTTAAGTGCCTTAATATTTTTCATGTATTAATAATTTTTATATCTAATTGCAATCAATTTTATTACATCGGCGTCGGCCTTTGACTGCTCGGCCGCGTCAATTTCGCGCTGTTCGTCGCGCATCTTTATTATGCTACGCGCATCGGCTTCGGTATCTTCATACGCTGGGTAAGTAACCGGGCTAACGTCATATAAATCCTCAATCACATTAACCACGCGCTTGCCCATGTTGCCGTACTTCTCGGATTCAGTCCAAACCTGCTCGCGGATTGTAAACGCAAACGAGGATTGAGTAATATCGCCGCGCATGATGCTGCGAACTACACTAACGTGTGTCGGGTTCTCGTAGTCCGGTACCCATGTGTATTCCAAATTTCCATCCGCATTAACAAACACTTGACATGTGTTCGCTTTGGTGCGGCCTAATATTAACTCGCTTTCATGGTTAAATAAGCAGCGAATATCGTAATCTTTGCTAAGTGCGTAATCAAACGCGCCCGGTGCGATAACCTCTTCAAAATATCCCAAATCCGTTGCGCTGTTTACAACGGCAGCTATACCGCCCAACTGCGTTGGCATGCCTTCACCTTCAGCGCGATAATTTATAGTTCCAGTTATGGTGCGTTTCTCTCTCATTACGCTTGCGTATTATTGTTGTCCCCTGTTGGGTTGTTGTTGTTCAATGCCTTGTTAGTTAGGTTAATTATCTTAGCGTCCATGTAGGCCGCCATTTGTTCCGCTGGTATTAAGTTACTTTCAACCATATACCCAGCGCCGTCGCCGTAGCCGTTCATGTCTTCAAACATCCTAGCTTCGTTAGGCGATAACCACCCGCCGCGGATTCCCTTATTATAGAAATCGGCGCGATCGTTTGCCGTAGCTCTTAGCAGTGAGTTGAAGTTAAACTTAAAATAATCCGTTTGTTTGTCCTGCTCGGTCAACAGCTTGCGCCCCATTTCCTGCTCAATGTTTATCGCGTAAGCTAACAACGTACGCGCATAGAAATCTTGAAACTCCTGCTCTACGCTTGACTTAATACCGCCGTCACTTGCTCCAATCATGGAGGCAGGCACGCCAAACATCCGCGCAATTTCCTGCGCTGAAAATTTACGCTGTTCAATATACTGCGCCTCTTCAGGTGACAAACTTAGCTTCTCCATTTTCACGCCATTAGGCAACACTGTGCTGCGCGCTTGGCCTTGAATAACATCATCTAAGCTATTTTTCAATCCTGCTGCCTGCTCTGGTTTAATTACCGCGTCGCTTGTTAACAGAAATTTTAATACTCCGTTTTTGTAAACACTTGCACTGCTGCCAATAGCGGCCAAATCAATGCCCAAGCTTTCAGCGTGAACCTGTATCGGATTTTTCCCCTTCAATGGGTTATCAGTACATAGCCCTTTAAAATGCAACATATCTGTTGCAGGCACCATTGGCGGGTAACCTTTCATGGTTACGCGGTAGAATAATTGGCCGTTCTCAATTATCGGCTCAACGTATTCGCTGCGTATTGGGTGCAACTCGTATGCAATAAAACGAGCATCGCGATTAATGAATGCGTAAGCGTTACCTTTAAGCACTAACTGCCCAACCATGTATTTGATAAAATCAAACTTTGTTTGATAGCTGTTCGGATCGTTCAACAACGCCGCCGCGTAATTATTATTAATCTGCGTTTTATTAGCGCCGTCGTCTTTATAAAGCTTCAAGCTCAATCCTGCTATGCCGTCGCTGATAACGCGGACGCATGCATGCACGCTGCTAATAGATAGCGCAGTATTTTCGTTAACAGCTGCGCCCGACTTGGTTTGAATACCAAATATATTAGATAGCGTATTTACCAACCAATCAGGCGGAGCCGATAAGCTGCTGCGTTTCTCTGTTTTAAATGGCCATAGCCGAAATTGCATAGTTACAAATTAAATTATAAAATTATTACTTCACGTTAACAACGTCTATTTATTTTCATCCAACGACATAGCACCACCCTAAATGTGGCATAGTTCGCGTATCGGTTACGGCCTACGGCTTTTAAATATTCTGCCTCCACCGCTTCCCATGCTTTCTCATACGTCGCGTGCTTAGGTAACTCCTCATAATAGAATTTTATATACTCATCGATATAAATTAGCTCGATTCTCACAACGACATAAACCAAAAATCTTTATTATTCTCTGCCCCAGCTGCAGCCATGTAACCGCCCAAAGCCATCACGATAGACACTGCACCGTCGACCTTGTCACCGCTTTTGGCCTTGTCTATTTTCACGTTACCTGCCGGATCCGTGCGCAAATATATGTTAGACATCATCCATCTAGTCACAGGGTTGCCGTCATGTGTTAACTCTTTATTTTTAACTTTCCGCTCCAATTCCTTAGTCGGAGCTGACATGCTTACAAATCCTTGCCCGAAAGGGTACATATCCAACCCCTCATTTGTTAACTGGATAACTAGTTGACTAGAATTATAACGGTCGTAGCTTATCTCTTTAACTTCATAGCGAGCGCATAGCTCCAATATATGCCGTAGTATAAAATCGTAATCGGTTACGTTTCCCGGTGTTTCAATTATAAAGCCGTCGCGCTTCCATTGCTTATACTGCTGCCCGACTGCATCGGTACGCTTGCGGATAGTTTCCTCCGGTAAATAGTACCATGTGCGAACGGCTGAGTATTCAGGGAACCACAGCGAGAACGCGCAGAAATCCGACGTCGAAGCCAAATCCAAACCGCCATAGCACAGCTCGCCGTCTAGCTGCATATCCTGCCTACATGCTGCCCAGTCCGCGTCACTTATCCAAGTCATGGCGGTGTCGGTCCATACGTTTAATAGTTTCGTTTTAAACTCAACCTCTTTATGCACAAACTCGCGCGCCTCGGTTAGCGCTTGTTGCAGCTGCCGAGGGTAGACGCTTACGCCCCAATTAGGGTTGGCCTTAATCCAGTTGCGCTCGTCGCCCCAGTCGTCGCCCTCGTCTAACGTGTATATTATCGTGAACAGCCCGTCGTCCTTAATATTTCCACTCAAGACGCTTGCGCAATATTGGCGATGCCGATAGCACGGAGCCTCGCGATTGAATCCGGCCGTTGTTATGGTGAACAATAGCGGTTGCCTACGTGCGCCCATGCTGTTAAATATTACATTATACAAATCGTCGCTAGGGTGCGCGTGATATTCGTCAATGCAAGCGAAGTGCGTGTTTAGCCCGTCCTGCTTATTCGGATTCCATTCCAGCGGCT